TCATTTTTGTCCACTCGACAAACTTTTCCCATGCGGTCTGTGCGACCACAATCCCCGCGCCTACACCTACGCCCAGGCCATAGGCGATTTTTTCGCCCATCGAGCGGGCATCGACACTCGCGGCGGCCTCGCTGATCAAATTGATGGCTGCAGCGGATTCGTTGGCACTGGAAGAAATAGCCTCAGCGGCATCTTGCGAGCTCGATACCATAGCGTCATTTGCAGCCTGCATGTTGCTGCCAATCGATGCTGCAGCGATCTGCGTCTGGTTGGCAGACTGCATCATCGTCATGCGAAAGTCATTTGCCGCCGCCGATGCACCACCCATGCCAGACTCAGCTGCCCGGCGGGCATAGTCCATATTGGTGACAAAGCCACCAATATCCGCGTTGACTTTGATTGATAAATTGCCGAGTGACATGGATTGCCCAATAAAAAAGCCCACCGAAGTGAGCGTGCATGAAGGTGAGTTACAGTATTTTTCTAGTTACCAATAAAACATGAACATGAAAATATTTACTTTTTCTATAGCTTTTTTAGCTATTTTTGTATCTGGATGCACCGGACTCTCTTCTAATTTAAGGATTGGGAACGATCAGTCATATGCAAGTCTTACCGACCAGCGGGAAGCCATTAAAAATGTTGGCGAGTACACGACCGTTCCTTCCGGTGCAAAAATTCTGGGGGAAGTTGATGCGGGGCGATGCCATCGGATTCAAGGAGCAGTTGAGCCATCAGAGGGCTTAGTGAAATCCGATTTAAAAGTGACGGCTTATGCACAAGGTGCCGATGGCATCTCAGACATCACATTCACGAAACAAGCAGCTTTGACACTAAATTGTTGGTACATCATCACCGGCAAAGCCATGATGTTTTCACTACAAAAACCCTAGATTTCAGCATTCACTTCATAGACACCTGAGTTAACGCGGGATCTTGCCCAATATTCGCCCGCCGCACAGCCTGCAATGCCTCAGCCGCAAAGATCAGCCGCCACTGCGCTGCCGTTTTACCCTCTACCGTGGCCTCAGAAACCTCCTTGACGGGCGGCGGAAAGAGTAAAAAATCCCGGATCACATAGGGTTCAGGCCGCGTCTTGGCATCGCGTTCCAGGTTCGCCATGACTGATATTTGATGCGCATTCATCGCATCCTGCACTGACAGACCGAATGGCTCGATGCTGTAAAACTCCTGAAACTCCAGAAAATCGGCATACGGCATGGCATCGATTTCGCCCGGTAATTTGCCAAGGGCGAGCGCTAATCTCATGCGAAATAGGCGCTCGGGGCAGTCCCTTAGTTTTTTGCGTCTGCTGCCTTCTTGAAGCCGTTGGCCTCCAGCGCCTTACTGACCAACCCATCCATTGCGGCATTGCTGGAGCCCTGCAGGTCGGCCAGGTCGGACTCGTCAAAAACACAGGCACCGTTTGGGTCCACTACCGACAGCTGCACCAGGTGCAGGCCGAACTGATCGACCTTGTCCTCTTTTTTGAGCGTGGCGCGCAGCGCATCCACTTCGGACACGGTCAACTGCACAATGCCGACATCGCCAAAGCCTTCGACCAGAACTTGTACCGTTTTTGGCTTGAGTGCAGCCAGGAGCGAGAGTTTGTTGAATTGAGGGGTCATGGTGTTTAAACAGTGGTGATGGTGATGTCGCCGGTGATTTTCATGGTCATCTGGATTTCCAGTTTTCCGTCAACCTTGGCATCCGGACCAGCGTACTTGGTTAGGAAACTGGAGAACGAGAATGTGATGGTCTGCGCGCCCGAGGGAATCTGGATACGGTAGGGCGATGTGGTTCCGGTGTTCATATCGTTGCGCATCAGTGTTTGCACTGCGCCGTTGGTGAAGTTGCATGACACGTCACAAGTGCCGTTATCCTTCAGGCCAGCGATGAATTCTTTGCTGGTTGACAGCAAGTGCGTCACGTCAATCGAGGACACGCTGACGCCGCCCAGCTTGATGTCGCTCGCCTCTTCGAGCGTCGAATACGCCACCGACTGCGCCGTGTAGGCGCCCATGACCGTAGCAGGTCCACCGGGCGCGGTTGCGGTCGCAAAGCTAAAGGTCGTTGCCGTCAGCATCGTGACCGTGAAGGTGCCGTTGTAAGCCGATGGCGTTGCGCCAGAAATCGTGACGATGGCACCCGTCACAAGGCCGTGGTCAATGGCGGTGGTCAATGTAGCAACCGATCCGATGGCTGTAATGCTGCTGATCGTCTGCGGTGTGACGGCGGCAGTGACGCCGCGCTGGATATTGGTCAGTTGCGACCGAAGTGCTTGAGAGGCTGACATGAAATGCTCCTAGAAGTAAAAAACCCGCTTGTCGCGGGCGGGTTGTGAAAGGGTCAGTCGTAAAACCAGAGTGAAAAATCGAGGCGCTCGCGGTAAAGCTTGGTATCCACCTCAATCCCGGCACCTTCACCTGCATGCACGGCGCCCAGCACGAAATTGGCCTGAATGGCCAGGCGCACTTCGTCGCGCAGCGCTGCAGCCGCAAGCCGGGTGGTGGCATAAATATCGAACTGAAAAGTTGGGTTGGCCAGGCCACTGTCACCGGCCAGCGACTGCACACGCCAGCCGGTGATTTTTTGATAAATCACATAGGGCGCTGCATCGTCCTGCTCCACCTTGTCGGGCCGAATGACGATGCCAGAGAGTGCGGGCCACCCCTTCAGGGTCTGTGCAATGACGGATTCGATGCTCATACGGTCACCGTCTTCAGGATTTCTTGCGTCATCAGCTCATCCACTCTGGACCGCGCCGCCTCGACACCTGGCCGGAAAAATGGTTGTGCCCGCATTTTGCTGGTGCCAAACTCATTGAAGATGGCGTAATGCTCTGTGCCATCCGGGCCACTGCGCTCGATCTGCACAGTGGCACTGGCTGAGGCCTCACGGCGTGATGCCTTAGCATCCAGGCTACGCACCAGCTTACCGGTATCGACAGGAGCCCGCTGGCGGATTTCCTGTTCAACAACCAGTGCAGCCTGCATAACAATTTCGGGGATGGCAGCGCTGAGGCGCTTGTTCAGCGCATCAATGTTGGCGGATAGTTCAGCTAACCCGAATTCTTCGGAATTGCTGCGCCCGGCAAACTGCTGGACGGTGTAGGTACTGGCGACATCAGCCATTTGAAACCCCTGTTTTGCACATAACTTCAAGCTGGCGCTTGCGGCCGTCGAGATCGCTCACGCTGGTGATGTCGTAAATGATGCTGCCGTACAACAGGCGCATTTTTTCGACCAGGTCAGGGCGGTAGCGCACGGTGACGCGAGCAGTGTTTTCGGCGCGTTCAGCGCTGGCCGTCAGCAGTTCACGGCCTGAGATTTGCTCGACTTCTGCCCAGACGGTACCGATGGTTTCCCATGTTAAAAGTTGTTGGCCAAGCGCGTCTTCGGCAGTGCTACGGCGCTGGATCGTGACCCGTTTTCGGAGTGTTGCAGACTTCATAGCTCAAAATCTCAAGATGCGGTAAGGGTCAAGCAGGCCGTCAACAAACGGCATGGGCGCGATTTGGCCGCGCACCACCTCGACCTCTTCGCGGTGCTCATACAGGGTATTGACACGCAGCAAGATCCATTGCCGGATGCCTTCGGGCACGCTGGCAGCCGTGTCGCCATACCCAGCGGTGTAATTGACCTGCACCGATCCAATTTGAGGCATGGGGATGGGCCAAATCTTGCCAAAGACGGGCGTTACCCGTGCCAGCGCGCCGGACGTGTCGGCCACCCAGTCGGTGGGAGGCATGGTTTGCACGGCACCGCTCATGTCGAGGTAGGTGATGCTGGTCACAGCCTGCACGCTGCCGCGCTCCAGTAGGATGGCGTGGCCGGGCAGGCTGTAGGGCGTGCCGTAGGGCACACCGATCAGACTTGGCCCCGGAAACGAATCCAGCACCAGCCGCCAGCCCTGGCTGATGAAGCTGCGACCCGTCAGCATTTCGGCGTAGCAGCGGGCGGCGCTGATCAGCATGGTGACCAGCGTGTCATCGTCCGTCATGCTGGAGTCCAGACGCAGATGCAGGCGCGCTTCGGCCAGCGTGATCGGCTCGAAAGCTGGCGGGGTGGTTTGGATCAGTGGCATGCGCGGGCAGGCTTAAACGATCTGGACTACGTCGGCGTTGTTGTTCACGCTGGCCGGGTAGTTTTTGACCGTCATGCCGATGAGGTTGGCCCCCAGCACGCTGGCTGCGGTGCCCACGGTGATGCTCAGGCGCACGTAACTGAATGCGTTGTTGATATCCAGCTCTTCGGCGCGCAGGTTGATGACGGCCTGTTTGTTGTCGCCAGTGGCTTTGACGATCTGGGTGATGGCCTTGCCGGTGATGTCTTTGGCGCCGGTGCCGCTGGAGTCGCTGGCCTGCTGCAGCTTGGCATCGACCGTGGCGCTGGTGCCCAGCGTGCCGGTGTTGATGATGGCAGCCAGGCGCTCGCACTGGCTGACGCTCACCCAGCCGGTGGTGACGGTTCCAGCGGCCACGCTGGCGGGGTCGATGGTGTCCAGAACAGCGACCAGCTCAGAAATTTTTGCGTTGGGGTACATGGTGGTGTCTCCGATGTAAAGAGTTGATCAGCGGGCGGCCAGGGTGACGAAGTGGCTGCGAGTATTGAGGCTTTTGGGGGGCTTGACGGGCGCGCTCAAAATCGGTTTGCCGTTGAGTCGGAAACTGAATTTGAATGCCGTGGCATCGGCGTCGAAGTACAGGTGCATCGACGTAGCCGTCTGGATTCCGCCGGCCTTCGTGATGGTGCGGTAGCCCTTGAGGTTGAGCAGATTAAGGTCGCCCTTGCTACCGAAGGCCTCTGCATGCTCGGACAGCATCAGCGGGCGCCCCTTAAGCATGCCGTAGGGTGCTTCGGCGGCGGTCATGTTTGGCAAATAAATCGGGAAGTTACCGACCGTCAGCGCTTCAAGGTATGTCAGGATATCGGGGGTTGCCAACCAGAACGCGTTCTTGAGATTGCCAGCCATCAGACGCGTGACCATGTTGGTGATGTTGGCTGCACTCAGGGTAGCTGCAGCCTGCCCAGAGTCTTTTGCCTGGATAATTGTTGAGGTGCCGTTCAGCGCGCCCAGCGGCTTGCCGACGCCGTCACCAAAAAGGATAGCTTCATTGACTTTCCAGCCAATGCGCTCGGGTGCCACATTGCCGAGGTAGCTGCCAATGGCGAAGCCATCATCAATCATCTCGTTGGTCACAGGCACCATTGCCATCAGTTTGTGCAGCACCAGCGTTTCGGTGGATAGATAGGGCTTGGATGCCGCAACTGCTGCGGCTTCGGCTTGCCAGTACGCCTGCACACCATTGCCACCCCAAGGGGTGCTCTCGTCCTTGGGGAAAAT